CGACCGCCAGAAGCAGGCGCGGAAGGCGGGGCTCTTGAAGGCGATCGGCGGCGTGCTTGGCGCCGGGATCGGGTTCCTCGTCGGTGGGCCCGCTGGGGCGGTCGCGGGAGCCGGGGTCGGCAGCGGCGCCGGTGGGGGGAAGGACACCGAAGGGGTGTACAAGTGAGCGACCCCCTCGGCGCTTTCCTCACCGGACTCGTGGGCGACTCCGAGACTCCGGGGTTTCAGGGCGGTTATGCCTTTCGCCAGCACCTCCACGACCGGAAGCGGAAGCTCGCGGCGGAGCAGGAGACCCAGACCTACGAGCGCGCCAAGCGGTTGCGCGAAGACGTGGGCTTTCAGCTCCAACAGCGGTACATCCAGTCCCAGATCGACCGCAACGAGCGGACGCCCATTCCGCGCAACATCGACCCCAACTCGCCCGAGGCGCAGGAAGCCGATTATCGGGACTGGCAGCGGCGCTACGACTACGAGCGGCAGCATCCGAAGCCGACCAAGAGTCGGGCGACGGCGCGGCAGGACCTGGGTTCGGTCGAGCGCCAGGTGGACGATACGCGGGCGGACCTCGGCCGCGCCGAGCGGGAGGCGCCCACGAAGCCGATGTTCTTCCTCACGCCGTCCGACTCGACGCAGTACGCCGCTGACAGCGCCTCCTCCGCCGAGCGCGTCGGGGGATTGCGCCAGCGCGCGGACAGCCTGAGCACGGTCCGCGACTCGATCGCGGCCGATGTACAGGGTCGTCGGTTCCAGCGGCCCGGCGCCGCCGGCAAGAAGACGCCAGCGGATCGGTGGGAGGAGCTCGTCAACCAGGGCGTGACACCTGCAGAAGCCACGCGCCGGGTCAAGCAGGAGTTCCGGCTGCCGTGACGGCGCCGTATCGACCGGACAACCCGTTCGCGCCACAGCGCCAGCGCTCGGAAGTCACGACGCTGCCAGCGGGCTCGGAGCCGGCCTTCCGGGACTGGCTCACGCGCAACCAGGTCACCGACCTCGATCACCCCGACAGCCACTACGACTATCGCGGGGCGTTCCGCGCTGGGGTGAATCGGGACGCGGCGAGCGGGCACTGGCCGGACCGTTTCAAGCAGCACGGGCACCCGACGTTCTCGGTCGAGTCGGAGTACTCCGCCGGTTCGACGGACGGTGGTCGGTGGGCAGGGGACAGTTTCGTGGCCCGACCAACGGCGCCGCAGCGTCCGGACCAGCCGTCCGAGAACCCGTTCGGTGCGTCGCGGTACCGGCCCGACAATCCGTTCGCGGAACAGCCGGAGCCGATGACGGCGGCGCCGCTCGAGGCTCGTCCGCCAGCCCCCCCGCTCGACTTCGGACAGCCCCAACGCGCCGCCGCAGACGTGACGTTCGCCCGGCCAACGCCGGTGCAGCGACCCGAGCGTCCGTTGCCACCGCCGACGCCGGAAGAAGAAGTCCCCGCCTACCAGCGGCCCGGGGTGCCGATCTACGACCGCTTCGGCGAGCAGCGCGGCACGCGGCCGACGCCGTCCACCGAGCCCGGTATCTACGCGACCGCGCCGCCGAGCTTCGTGGACCGGTTGGTCGAGCGCGTCCGCGAGAAGTACCGCTACAAGAGTGCCGCCCCCGGTGCGCCGTCGGCCCTGCCCCGCGGTGAGCGCGACGTGCAGCGGGCCATCTCGCAGGCGCTGATCTACGGGGAGCGCCAAGGCCAGAGTCCCGAGGAGATTCAGCGCACGCTCGATCAGGACATCGTTGACATCCAGGCCGACGAGGGGAAGTGGCAGAACCAAGTCGCGACGATGCTGGCCGACTTCGTCGACCCCACAATGCTCGCAGGCGGGGTGGTGGGGGAACGCGCGGCCATCACGGCCATCGAAGGGGCGGCCAGTCGCGGCATTCCGTGGGCGATGCGTGTCGAGCGTCTCATGCAGACGCCCGAAGGGGCGCCGCTCGTGCGCCGCCTGATCGCGCGGGCCACACACGGTGTCGCGACGGGTGGCGCGGCGAATGTGGGCTTCCAGGTCGCCGGGGCCGCCGAGGAAGGCCGCGTGCCGAGCCCGAAGGAACTCGCTTACACCTTCGCGGTGGGCACGGCGCTCGCGCCAGGGCTCGAGGTGGGCGGGGCGCTGGCGGCGGCCCCGTTCCGCGGTGGACGACCGATGCCTCCCCCAGCCGCGAGGCCCGACCTCGAAGGCTTCATGGGCACAGGCGCGAAGAGCATGACACCCGACGACGTGGCCGCGGTCCGTATCCTCGGCCGCGAGGAAGCGGGACCGACGGCGGCCCGTCCCGGTCTCCGCCAGCGCATCGCCAACGTGATCGACCCCGAACGCGCGCAGCGCGTCCAAGCCCTCGAGCACGAGTTGCGTGGCGCCCAGCGCGCCGCCGAGACGGACCCGATGACCGGCCTCGGCAACCAGGCCGCGTTCCAGCGCGCGCGGACGACCGCCGATGCGGACCCGGGGACAGAGGTCGTCGCGTTCGACTTGAACAACCTGAAAGCCGTGAACGACGTGCAGGGCCACGAGGCGGGGAACGCCCTGATCCAGCGCGCCGGCGCGGCGCTGCAGGAGGCGGGCGCGCGCGGATTCCGGACGGGTGGCGACGAGCTGGTAGCCATCGTGCCGCGCGGCCAAGGTGCGGCGGTGCGGCAAGCGGTCGAGCGGTCCGTCGGGGAAACGTCGGTCGCGTTGCCCGACGGTCGCACCGTCTCCGCGTCCGTGTCGGGGAATGTGGGCCCGACGTTCGCGGAGGCCGACGCAGGGCTCCAGTCCGCCAAGCAAGCGCGGAAGGGTGGCGCGAGCTACCGCGGCGCAACGCCGCCGCCCTCCAACATCGTGCGGATGCCGACGGCCGAGATTCAGGCCGACCCGGCCCGCTTCCAGTTCAAGGCGCTCGGCTCAGAGGGCGTGAGTGGCGAGCTCAAAGGCGTCACCCGGTTCAACGAGCAGCTCGCTGGTGTCGTGTCGGTCTGGCGCGATCCCGCCGACGGGAGTGTGTACGTCGTGAACGGGCACCACCGGCTCGAGCTGGCGAAACGGATGGGCCAGCGCGACCTGAACGTGCAGTTCATCGACGCGCCGACCGCCGAGGCGGCTCGGGCCGAAGGGGCGGTCATCAACATCGCCGAAGGTCGTGGCACTGCCGTCGACGCTGCGAAGGTGATGCGCGACATGGGCGCGACGCCGGCGGACCTCCTCGAGCAGCGCGGTGTGAGCCTGCGCGGGGAAGTCGCCCGCGACGGCCTCGCGCTCTCGAAACTTGCCCCCGACGTGTTCGACCAGGTCGCGACCGCGCAGGTGCCGCAGGGCTGGGGCGTCGCGATCGGCTCGCTCGTGGACGATCCGGTGCTCCAGCGTGAGGCCCTGGCGGCGGTGCGCGGCTCTGGGAAGCGGCTCACACAGGCCGAAGTGACCGAAGTGGCCCGCCAGGTCCGGGATGCGGGGACTGAAGGGGTCAACCAGGAGACGCTGTTCGGGTCCGAAACAGAGCGCCGCGGCCTCTTCGTCCAGCGGGCACAGCTCGCCGCCGCCGTGAAGAAGCGGCTCGCCGGGGACAAGCGCCTGTTCGGGTACGTGGCGAAGGAGGGCCGGGCGGAAGAACTGAGCCGCGCCGGCGGCACGCAGATCGACGTGGAAGCGGCCCGGGGCTTGGCGGAGGGCTCGGCCCGCTCCGAAGAGGTTTTCGACCGCCTTTACACACGCAGTGGCCCCCTAGCAGATTTGATGAGTGAAGGAGCCCGGAGGATCGCCCGTGGAGAAAAACCCAGCAGTGTCATCGCCGACATCTACCCCGCCATCGGCGACGCCGTCGGCCGAGAACTCGAAGCGCGTGGAGCTCGACCGGGTGCTGTCGAACGTGCGGTTCCTGCGGGCGAACGGTCACTTGCGGACGAAATCCCCGGAGCCGCCGAAGAGCGAGTAGGGACCTCCCAAGATCCAGCGCAGGCGGGCCTGCTGTCCCCGGCCCGCCCTTCGCGTGCCCGTCCGCTTCAGGGAACCGAATCTCCAGCCGCCGCAAGCGGGCCTGGGCGCCCCGTGGAGCCTCGAACGGAGGCTGGTGCGCCTGGCAGGCCGTCCCTCGCCCTGACCCCCGAGCCAGAGGGCCCAGCGCAGCAGGGGATGTTCGGTGCGAAGGAAGGCACCGCTGCCGCGCGGAACCTCGCCCAGACAGAAGCCGCGGCCCGTGGCGAACTCGAGACGCTGCGCCAGCGGTTCGCCGCCGAGCGCGACCCCGCCCGGAAGAGCGCCCTCGCCGCTCAGATCGCTGAGCGCCAGAAGCTGTTGAACCGTGGCGGGGCGATCAGTGCCGAAGAGTTACGCACCCGCGCTGCGGCGGAGTCGCCAGAGCCCGTGTCAACCGGGCCCGACCAGCTCGCGCTCCTCTCGCCGGACCTTCCCGCCTCCTACATGAGCCGACTGAAACAGGCAGGCGCGAAGGTGCCGTCGGCCGCCGAGCAGGCCGAAGTCAAGACGCTCATGGAGATCAGCCGTGGCTTTGCCGAGGCGCTGGGGCTTCCCATGCGGCAGGGGCGGTTCAACGCGGGACTCCGCCGGGCTGTTGGTGTGTTCAAACCGCACGAGGAAGTGGGGCGCGTCACGCGGCTGGACAAACTCGACACCGTATCCCACGAGGCGGGGCACTTTATCTCGAAGAAGTACCTCCGCAACCCCACCACCGTCCGCGGAGGGCGTGGCGCACGCTTACCCAAAGAGGCGGCACGCGAACTGGTGCAGATGGGCCGCGACCTGTACGGATCGCGCAAACCTGTCAGCGGCTATGGTGAGGAAGGGATCGCGGAGTGGGTGTCGTTCTACGTCACCGAACCGCACACGCTCGCCCAGAAGGCGCCGACGTTCACGGCGTGGATGGACGGCGTCCTCGCCCAGGAGCCGATGCTCCGCGCGGCGATGGATCAAGCGCGCGCCGACTTCGCGACCTATCAGCGGGTGCCAGAGGCCGCGCGGGTGGACACCGGGATCTCGGTCGGCGAGCGCCAGCGGTTCGCGCCTACGATGCGCGACTACATGCGGGTCGTGGCGGACGACTCCTACGATGTGCGCTGGGCCGTCGAGCAGCTCGGGAAGCCGCGCTCCGCGGCCGAAGATGCTGGCGTCCTCGCCCGGCTCACGCGTGGGGCGTTCGGCGAAGCGCACGAGTGGCTGGAGCGCGGGGTGTTGAAGGCTGGCACGGTGGAGGAGCGGTTGAATCCCGGTATCGCCGAGACGTTCGGCCCCCTGGTTCGGGCGGGTCGCGCGCAGGAACTCCGTCGCTACCTGCACGGCGAGAGCGCGCTTGAGCGGTGGTCCAACGGGATCGACCCCGGGACAACCCGTGCCGACGCACAGGCGATGGTCGACCTGTACGGGAAGGACCCCGAAATTCGCGCCGCCGCCGAGGCGGCGTGGCAGCACAGCCTCGCGCTGCTCGAGGCCAAGCGCGCGGTCGGGCTCATCGACGACGTGCAGTTCAAGCAGATCGCCGCGAAGAATCAACGGCGCGTCGGGTTCTACCGCATCTTCGAGCCCGAAGAGACGGCCGGGCGTCGGGGCGGTGGCCAAGGCGGTCTCGCCAGTTCCGGCATCAAAAGCCAGACCGGGTCGGCGCGGCGCTCTGTGGACCCCATCGAGGCCATCCTCCGCGACACCTACGACACCGCGAAGAAGGTGCGCGCCCACGAAGCGAAGCGGGCGCTCGTCGAGCAGGCGCTCCGCACCGAGAGTGGTGGGAAGATCGTCGAGGAAGTCCCTGCCCCGCTCCGGCCGGTCAGCATCCCGATCGAGAAGCTCGAGCAGCAGCTCGCCGACTTGGGGATCGTGTACGAGGGCATCGACCAGAAGACGGGGCAGGCGTTCACCGCCCGCATCGGGGGGCCGGGTGGTGCGCAGATCGACGCGCTCTTGCAGGCGTTCACGGAAGCCCGCACCGCCGGCGGCGCGGAGGCGAAGGACCTGGTCTTCCCGATGTTGATGAAGGGCGAGCTCCGGTGGTTCGCCGTGAAGGACGCGAAGCTGTACGACGCCCTCGTCGGCCTCGGGCCCCAGGAGCTCGACATCTGGCGCCGGGTGCTGTCGTTCCCGAAACGGGCGCTCCAGACCGGCGCGACGACGACGCTCGAGTTCGCCTTCGGCAACGTCAGCAAGGACGTGTTCAGCGCCTCGATCTTCTCGAAGGCGAGCTGGCGGCCGCCGCTCTGGCGGCACCTCGAGGGGCTCTATCACACGCTGCGCCACGATCCGGTCTACCAGCGGTTCCGCCTACACGGGGGCGATCAGGCCACGATGGGCGGCGTCGATCGTGGAACGGCGCAGCTCGAGGCGCGCCGGCTGTTCGGCTACTTCCGCACCTTGAAGCAGGCGTGGCTTGACCGACAGCAGGCGTGGTCGCGGGCCAGCGTGGGCGAGAAGGGCCTGTACGCGCTGAGTGATGTCGGGCAGGTCGTCCTGAGCCCGTTCGAGGCGCTGCGCACCGTGAAGGAGTGGTCGGAGACGATGGGCCGCGTCGGCGAGTACGCCGCGGTCGAGCGCCAGGCACTGCGGCGCGGCGCCGAGCCGGTGGCGGCGGCGAAAGAAGCGGCGCTCGGGGCCCGGGACGTGGCGATCGACTTCCAGCAACTCGGCTCGGCCACCCGCGAGGTGAACCACATCGTCGCGTTCTTCGGGGCCTGGCTCCGCGGCTGGGCGCAGCTCGGCCGGGGACTGAAGACGCGACCGCACATCGTCATCCCGCGGATCGTGGCGGAGGTGACGGTGCCGTCGCTCGCGCTCTACTACCTGCAGCGCAAAGACCCGGTCTACAACGACATGGCCGCGTGGAAGCGCGACCTGTTCTGGGTCTACGTGCAGCGCGGCGACGACCGGGGCGAGGGGTGGGACAATTACGGGTCGGGCAAGGTCGAGCACATCTGGATGTTTCCGAAGCCGTTCGAGCTCGGGATTCTGTTCGGCACGCTGCCGGAGCGCATGGCCGAGTGGCATGACCGGCACGACGCGATGCAGGCGGATCGGATGGGGGATGCGCTCAAGCGGATGGCGCCGCCGTGGATCCCGACCGCGGCGGTTCCCCTGATCGAGAACTACGCGGACCGCTCGACGTTCCGCGACCGGCCGATCGTACCGCGCGGGCGGTCGGACCTCGACCCGGCGGAGCAGTCCGCCCCGCAGACCGGGGAGACGGCCCGGTTGCTGGGCAAGGCACTCGGCTACAGCCCGGCGAAGATCGAGAACCTGGTGCGCGGGTGGTCCGGTGGCGCCGGCATGTATGGACTCTCCGCGACCAACGCGGTGGTGCGTCTGTACCGTGCCGCCGAGGGACTGCCACCCCTGAAGGCACCGCGGGCGGCGCCGACAGACGAAGACCCGCTGCTCCACGTCCCCGGACTCAAGCGCTTCCTGTCGCGGTTGCCAGCCGAGGACTCGGAGAGCGTCGAGCGCCTCTACCAGGACTTCGAGCGCGCGGAGCGCCACCGGCAGACCTGGCGCGCCATGCTGAAAGAAGGAAGGCGCCCGGAGGCGAGCCAGTACTTGGAGCAGCACCGCGACGACATTCTGTCGGTCGCGACGGCCGAGGAGGCGGGCAAGGGCCGTCACGGGGCGCTGCGCGAAGCGTACCAGCAGATGCAGGATCTGCAGCAGGCGAAGCGCGCACTGACGGAGGCGGCGGTGCCCGGCGGGCGCGAACGCGCGATTGAGGTGATGCGGCGGTTGGGAGGCACGATGCGCGAGCGGACGCCATGAGCGACGATTGCGAGACTGTGGCGCTGCACGCACTGGCGGCGGAGTTCAGAGCCTTCCGCGAGCTGATGGACGAGCGGGACCGCCGCTACGACGAGCGCGACAACGCCAACAAGGAGGCGGCGCGGCAGGCCATCGCGGCGGTGGATCGCGCGAACGAGAAAGTCGAGCTCGCCAACAAGGAATACAAGGCGGGCGCGAATGAATGGCGCGACACCGTGAAGGACTTAGTGGGGCGGATGCCGACGCGCGACGAGCTGGATCGGCGGATTCATGTGCTGGAGGAAAAGATCGCCGACCTGCGGGAATCGCGCAGCCAAGAATATGGCGGCGACGCGGCGATGCTGCTGGCGCGCACGACCCAGCGGTGGCTCATCGGGCTGGTGGTGACGGTGGTGCTGGGCCTCGTGGCCATGCTCTTGAAGCTGTAATCAACGTTCTCCAAGGATGGCGTCGATGAGTCTCACAATTCGCTTGACCAAGAAGCAGAAGAAGCTCCTCCATGCGGTGGTGGTCGGGTTCGCCACCGGCGCCCTGACATCACTCCAGTTCGCGCTGACCTCGGGCCTGACCGAGAAGAAGGCGGTCGTCGCGGCGGTCTTTGGGGCGCTCGTCGCCGGGCTCGCGCGCGTAGCCGGAGCGGTGCTCGCCTCCATCGACACGTCCGAGGGGCCGCAAACGTGAACATCAGTTACGCCGGCATCGAAGCCCTGAAGCGCCGCGAAGGCGTGGTGTCGACGATGTACCGCGATACGGCGGGGCTGCCGACGATCGGCGTCGGGCATCTCCTCACCAAGGACGAACTCACCTCGGGGAAGCTGGCCCTGTCGGTGGACTGGCACCAAGGGCTCACCGACGCGCAGATCGACGAGTTGCTGCGGCGCGACCTCGATGCCGCCGAGACGGCGGTGGCGACCGGGGTACGCGTCCGGCTCTCATCCCAACAGTTCGACACGCTCGTCTCGTTCGCGTTCAACGTTGGGGTGACGGCGTTCCGCCACTCGACGCTCGTCCGCCTCCTGAACGCTGGCGATTACGCCGCCGTCCCCGCCCAACTGCGGCGGTGGATCTACTCGGCGGGCCAAGTGGACCCGATCCTCGTGAAGCGCCGCGAGGATGAAGCGCGTCAGTGGGCGTCGGTGTGAAGGGCACCGGCGCGCCGTGCCACGTCTGCGGCCAGCGCTCCTCGAATGGCGGGAAGGTCAAACGCTGGGCGGAGAACCTGTCGGACACGCAGATCGTCGACCTCATTGGACGACTGAACCGCACGTTATCGCAGAGTGCGAGCATCGACCCCGTGAAGTTGCGGGAGACCCTGGTCACCTTTGTGAGCCTCTAGGAGGTACCGATATGAGATTCGTCCTCTCCACGTTTGCGCTCGCTGGGGCGCTGCTGACGGTTCGGCCAGTCGATCGCACCATCGCCCCCGCGCGCGTAGCGGATCTGCGCGTCTCGGCCGTCACCGACACGACGGCGGTGCTGACGTGGACGGAGGTCTCGACAGGCGGCACGGGTGTGGCGCGCTACGTCGTGCGCTTCGGGCCGGCCGGCGCCTTCGCCTGGGGCGCAGCGAGCGACGTGACGACTGGCGGCTGCGCTGCGCCGCTCTATGGCTCGACCGCCGGCGGCGGACGCCCCCGCTCCTGCGTGCTCGGCGGGCTCGCGCCGAACGGCGCCTATGAAATCCAGCTCGTCGCATATACGGGCGTCCTAAACAGCACCGCGGTCTTCGGCCCGTTCTCGAACGTCGCCCCCGCCGTGACGGCGCAGCGCATCGGACCTATGCTGGTCCTGCGCCCCCGGCTGTCGCTCGACACGATGGAGTTCTTCACCGCGAGTCTCCCGTTTGACTTCGGCGAGCGTCGGTATCCGATTCACGGGCGGTTCCCCTTCGGGGATCGGCTCGCCTACTTCTATGACATTCGCGACTCCCTGGTCGCGCGCGGCTACCTGCTCGTGGTGAAGCCATGACGCGCCCCAACCTCCGGCGCGTCACGCGTTGGTGTGCGAAGTGGGCCAGCGGCATTCTGCTCGTGGCCACGCTGTTCCTGATAGGCTGCGCGCCACAGGCGGTCGTCCCATCGACCGTGGCGCCGGAGCAGGTGGCGCGTATGGACACCGTCGCCGTCGGCCGCCACCGCTGTCTGTTCCTGACCCTGCAAGATGGCACCCACGCCTTGCCGCCAGAGCAGCCGCGCGCCTGTCAGGCGGCCTTCGTTCGGTGGGCGGTACGGCAGCCATGACGAACGTCCGGCTCCGCGTGCCGCTCGTAGCGATCGTGCTCGCCGCACTCGCGCTGTATGTCTTCGGGAAGTGGACCGCGACTCAGGGGCTCGAGGATCAGGGGATTATCCGCGCCGCCGAACACGCGATCGCCACCGGCAAGGCATGGCGGGCTCGCAGCGCGCGGCTCGCGGCGATCGCGCGGGCGAGCGCCGACAGTGCGCGACGGTGGAAGGCGAAGGCCATCGTGGCCGCCCCGGTCGCGGCGCAACTCGACACCGCCCTCGCCCAGGCGCAGACGATGCGCGATTCGAACACCGTGCTCACGCACCAGACCGCATTCTACCAGGGCCAGGCGCAGCTGTGGGAGGCGTCGGCGCGGGGCTTCGAGCGGGCCTGGCTCGCAGATTCGACGCGGGCGGACGACGCCGAGGCGCGCGTCGCCGAGCTGGAGCGCCACCTGGCCAGCGTGCTCACCGTCGCCGACTGCCGAGTCCTCAACCTTAGATTCATGCCCAGATGTCCTGGCCGCACGACCGCGTTCTTCCTCGGTGCCGGGGTGACGGCGGTGGCGTTCGTCGCCACGCGGCGGTGACTGCCAGTCTCTGCACTATCGCGAGTTGCGGGTGTCCGCCGTGGGCTTGCCGTGGCGGGTACCGGTCGTATCTACTGAAGCGACGCCAAGAAAGCGGGCGCGGCATCGGACGTGCGGCCCATAGTGCAGGCTCGTCCTACCACGCGCTCCGTAACGGTTGGGTTGTCTGTCGTCGCGACGCTCCATATGTTGTCGGTCTCATCACACAGAACCCGCGAGGTCGGCTATGGGTGCGGATCGTTTTCCCGTCGGCGTGAAGATCGTGCTGGCGGTCACGAAGCCCATCCCGGGCTTTGGGGCGCTGCCCGGCGACGAGATCGTGGTGCGCCCGTCCGATCCTGACTTCCCCATCGTGCTGCGACGCAGCTTCGAGCACGAGATGTTGAACGCCATCCCCATGGATAGCGTCACTGAGCTTTACGCCGTGCCCGATGCCGGCGTCCCAAGCCCTCCGGCTGTGTCCGAATCTCCTGCGCCTCCTGCTCTTCCTGCCCCAACGCCTTTGCGGCTCGTCGGGTAGCCGCCGGAGTCTTGAGCAGGCCGTTCCACCGCACCCCGAGGTCACGCAGGCAGTCCTCGATCGCTCGCCGCACCTCGTCTAAGGCCGCGTGCCCGCCTTCCAGAAACCGAGTATCCGGGCCTCCCCGTGCGGGGGGCTGCTGGTCGCCCCGGTTCGCGAGGAGCCAGTCGGCCGACACGCCTAGCACATAGGGAAGCTCGAACAGGACATCCGCCCCTGGCAGGGCGCCGTGGCGGAGCCAGCCGGTGACGCTGGACTCGGCTACCCCGAGGCGGCGTGCTAAGTCCTTCTGCGTCCACTCTTTCGCGTCCAGCGCCCGTTTCAGCCGCGCCCGGAAGTCGAGCTGCTGTTGTTTGCGCCGTGCCTCTGAACCGACCGCCATGCCCCCCCTCCCTTGACAAGTGGATTCGGTTTACGCAATGTTCAGTCCACGCAAGCGCACGCTTCCGCGTGACGGTTGTAACGCAACATGGGAGCATACGGCGACATGGGGCATCTCGTCAAGAAGAAGGGGCTTACCGTGCGGCTGTCCCACGCACAAAAGCGCCTGCTGCGCCAGGCCGCCGAGCTTGAGAGTGTGGCGCGGGGACGGCGCATTACTGCGGGAGAGTTGCTACGCGATAGCGGATTGCGGCGCGCGTCGGGCATCGTGCGGCGAGCCGATAAACTCGTCGTGGTCAGCGAGACCCCATGAAAGCGGCGTTCGCTCGCCTCTCCCTCATCGGTCGCTGGTTGATCTGGATTCAGGGGCTACGCTGCGCGTACTGCCAACTGTACTGCCCCGAGCACTACGGTGTTGACCATGCGATCCCGGTAGCGCGGGGTGGCACGGATGACATCGAGAATCTGTTCGCCGCTTGCCGCAGCTGTAATACCTCCAAGGGCACGTTGACACCGCTGCAGTTCTGGCTGCGGATGCGGGCGAGGTACGGACCCGAGTGGCAATTCGGTTGGGCCTCTGGCTACGAGAGGCAACGTCCAAGTTTTCATCGTCGGAAGAACGCAAAACCGGCCGCCAGCGTGAACTGACGACCGGGTCCTGCGTGGACGGTGATTGAGCCCACCGCCCGCGTGAATCTACCGAGGCTCGCTGGAGTCTCCAATATGAGCAGTCCGATTCAATTCACCCGCGCGACGCGGCAAGCGGTCAAGCTGAAGTTGGCCGTGCAAGGCCCGTCGGGGTCCGGCAAGACCCTCGGCGCCTTGGCCCTCGCGCAGGCCCTCGCCAAAGGCGGCAAGGTCGCCGTCGTCGATACGGAGAACGGCTCGGCCGCGCTGTACGCCGACCGCTTCGCGTTCGACACCATCGTGATGCACGAGCCCTACGAGACCAAGAAGTACCAAGCGGCGGTGAAGGCGGCGATCGACGCGGGCTACGTGGTCGTCGTCGTCGATTCCCTGTCCCACCAGTGGGCGGGCGCCGGCGGCATCCTCTCGCGCAAAGAGCAGGACGATCAGCGACCAGGGTCGAACAGCTACACGAACTGGGCGCGCTACACGAAGGAGCACGAGGCGTTCAAAGCGTTCCTCGTGAACGCGCCGATTCACCTCGTCGCCACGATGCGCTCGAAGCAGGACTACATCCTCGAGACGAACGACAAGGGGAAGGCGCAGCCCAAGAAGGTCGGCTTCGCCCCGATTCAGCGCGAGGGCATGGAGTACGAGTTCGCCGTCGTCTTCGAGCTGCAGATGGACCACCGCGCCGCGGTCTCGAAGGACCGCACCGGGTTGTTCGAGGGCACGCTGTCCGATCTGTGCCCCGAGGCGGGGGAGAACGAAGTCGCGCAGAGCCTGCTCGGGTGGTTGGACACGGCCGCACCGGTCGAGCCGAACGGGAACGGAGCGGGTCTATGACCGCCCCAGTACGTCGAATGGGCCAACCACGGTCGGCGGCTACCCGCGCCAAGATGAGCGTGGCTGGCAAGGCGGTCCAGTGGATCGTGCAGAATCGGCCTGAGGTCCGAGAGAACAAGAGCGCAGCGCGCCGTGGTAACGTGCCACCGGGATACGCCGAACTACTGCGCGCCAGTCGCCCTGCGGAGCGTCTGCGGGTCAAGTACGCGCGCACACTCTGGCAACGGTATGGGCTGACGGTCGAGGCGTTCGCGTGGCTGTGGTGGGAGCAGAACGGCTGCTGCGCTCTCTGTGAGGGTGTGCTGCTCCACAACGGCAAGGGCTACTTCGCGGTAGATCACGACCACGCGACCAGCCTAGTGCGTGGGATTCTCTGTGGTCAGTGCAACCATCGCGTGCTACCGACCATCGAGAGGGTCGGCGTGGCACGACTCGAAGCCTATCTCGCGCGCGGGAGGCAGCCATGACCGCTCCCGCTGCTGCGAAGTACAAAATTGACTTCCAGAAGTCGCATACCGTGTACAAAAACAGTGCCGGTGACCGCGTTCCTGGAGTCACGACGGTCCTCGGCATTTTGGCGAAGCCAGCGTTGATGCGATGGGCGTGGCAGATGGGGAAGGATGGGAAGGAACTCGACGCTGTACGCCAGGGCGCGGCGGACATCGGCACCGTCGCCCACGCGCTCTGCGAAGCGCACCTCCGCGGGATGGAACTCGATGCAAGCAACATCACGCCCGAGGCCCTGAACAAGGCCGAGACTGGGTTCCTGCGGTTCCTGGACTTCTGGGACAAGGAAGGGCTGACAGTCGTTCGCACCGAGCTCGCGATGGTGTCGGAACGGATGCAGGTCGGCGGGACGATGGACGTGCTCGCCAAGCGCCAGGACGGCCGGCTCGTGGTGGTGGACCTCAAGACCTCGAAGGGCATCTACGACGAGATGCTCGTGCAGGTGGCCACCTACGCCGCGATCTACGAGGAGGGAAGCCAGCAAAAGGTGGACGACGTGTACATCGTGCGGATCGGCAAGGAGGACGCCGACGATCTGGAGGTGCGTCAGGTCGGCCAGCGCGAGGAGCGCGTGGCGGCGTTCGCGGCTCTCGCGAACGCGCGGCGGGCACTCAAGGACGCCGGAGTCCGGGTATGAGCGGCCTGCCCAGTGTGTTTCAGTGCGCGCACTTCTGCCCGGTGTGCAACGAGCAATGCGCCTGTCTTACCGCCGAAGTGTCGAGCGGCGCGGACGACGAGGAGATCGTGAATGGCTGCACGCACGACTGCGCGGCGGCGGAAGCCGCCCAACCCCATGCGCCGGACGAGTGTTGTGCTTGCGCGGCGTGTCTCTCGGCGATGGGGACGTACAAGCCGGGGCACAGCGGCGGATTTCCGTTCTAGGGAGAGAGCGGGCGCCGGGTTTCACCAAGACTAGGAGACGGCTTCTTCCAGTTACCGGCGCTCCGCAGTGCGTAGGGTCCCGTGTCGCCACGGCAGAGCGTGGCAGCGATGATCTACGAATGAGGCGTGCAATGGGGTGTCCGTTAGCTCACTCAGCCCAGCCCCGCACGTCAGGCGCGCATGGTCAGGATGTGGAGCGCCCCGCTGGCGTAGGCATATCGCAGCTAGAACGCGCCCTCGAAAGCGCGACGGGAATTGGCAGGCGAAATGGGGCACCCCTGGTGTTGCGGGGGCCGAGGATGCAATGGCTCAAACCGTGACTGTCACCGCCCCGCGTCGCGGCGCCTGCCTTCACTTCTTCAACCCGGAGCACACATGAGCGACGTTGCGGCGTACCTGGTCGTGCTCCACAAACACACGCATCCCGAGACCGTCGAGGCCACGCTCGCGGCCACGCGCCAACTGCGGGGCGTGGCGGGGATTCAGACCCTCTACGACGACGTAGGACAGGAGATCAAGGACATCCGCGCGGTGCGCGAGCAGGTACAAACGGAGATGCTGCAGCGTGCCCGAGCGGCAGGTGGGGCGTGACGCTGCCCACCCCGCAAGAGGCTGAGCGGATGACGGGGGCCCAGGTGATAGAGGTGCTCCGCAAGGTGCTCGACGAGGAGCGCGCCGAGTGCGCGCGGCTCGCGGACGGCATGGCGGAGCGTCTCGTGCGGTCTGGAAAGCACGACCATGCGACCGTGGCGCTGCAGATCGGCGCGCAGATTCGTGCGCGGGGGAAGTGATGGGGTCGAACTCGTCGCCGAACCCGGTCCTGCTCGTGACGACCCACTTGCCAGAGCACGTCCGGGACCTGGAGACGCGGCTCGATCGGGCGGTGGCCAAGGTGCGGGAGATTCAACAGGAACTGGCCGTCGCACGCACTCTGCTCGCGGTAGTGCCAGCAGCCGAGATGAACGGGAAAGACATCCTGCGGAACGAGGGCTGATGCTCGACGCCATGTTCGCGCAGCTGCGCGCGGTTGCCGACGGATGGACGACGGAAGCGGCGCGCCGGCGGGAGATCAGCCGGACCGATCCGGTGGCGGACGCGCTCGAGCACTGCGCGAGTGAACTGGCCGACCAAGTTGCGGCGCTCGTGACCGACACGTATTACCTGACCGTGGAGGATTTCGCGCGACTCAACGGTGTGGTGCCTGGCACCGTCCGAGCGTGGATCAAGCGGGGCGAGCTCCGGGCCATCGCGACGGAGAGCGGCTGGAAGATTCGACGGGACGAAAGGCGGAAGAAGCGGGCATGACCGTGAGCACGGCAGTCTGGACGTACACGGCGGGCCAAGTGCCCTACGCCGTCACCGCCTACGAGCGGGCGACGAAGGGCAATGTCGTGTACCTCCGCTGGCGCGCCACGACGAAGAAGGGCCGGAACTGGGTGCACAAGAGCCTGAAGACCGCACTCCGGGACGCCGCCGGTCGGATCGACAAGGCGAAAGAGCGGCTGGTCGTGGAGGAGACGAACCGCCAGCTCGCCCGGCTGCTCGGTGAGTTGCCGAAGGCAGAGGTCGCGACCCGGCTCACGCTGAACGACGGCTGGGTGCGGATCAGCGACCGCAAGGTCGGGAAGTACCCGACGAATACGCCGCACCGGCGCGAGGTGGAGCGCGCGCTCCGCTACACGATGGCGGTCTGGGGCGCCGACCGGCCGTGGGACTCGATCAAGAAGGCGGACCTCCGGAGCCTCTGGCGCCGGCGCATCGAGGAACTCACCGGCGAGGGCGACCGGGGACTGCGCGGCGCCGAGGTGACGATCGCGCGCCTCCTCGGGGTGGCGGGCTGGCTGCGTGACGAGGAACTCGTCCCGGCAACCGCCTGCGTCCCGTCGCGCCACTGGAAGCGCGAACTCGCCGACGACTGGCGCACGATCACCGAGTCGCGCGGCGATTACGAGCCCGCGCGGCCGCGGCACACGCTGGACGAGATGCAGGCCATCCTCCGGGTGGCGCCGCAGGTGGATCCCCGGTTCGGGTTGATACTCGCGCTCGGTGCCGAGCTCCGCCCCGGCCAGGTCCTGCGCGCGATGCGGTCCGACTTGGACCTCGAGAAGGGGACGTTCACGGTGCGCGCCAAGGGACGGAAGCGCGGCGTCGTCGAGTATCTGACGAAGGGACAGCTCGCGGCGGTGCGTGAGGCGTTCACGAACGGGTATCTCCGCCTGATCGCCTACAGCGCAGGCCCGGCAATCGACTTTCCGCTGTTCCCGGCAACACAGCTCATCGGCGGGCGTTCAGGTGACCCGCGTGCCGAGATGCGTCACTTGTCAGCAAAGCCGGTCAACCGGCGGACGTTGCAGGCGTGGTTCAAGGAGGCCGAGACGCTGGCGAAGATCACCCACCAGCCGGGGCGCTCGACCTACGGGCTGCGGCGCGCCGCGGTGGACGCCGCCAAGGACCTCGGCATCAGTCGCGAGGGACTGAAGGAGCATGGCGGCTGGACCGATAGCCAGATGCCAGACCAGGTGTACGCGGACCAAGAGAGTGAGAAGGCGCGCGAGGAGGCCCGCGACGTGCGGGCCAAGATTCGGGGGGAAGAGTGAACGGAACAGTGCATCTCGGCTTCGAGGTCGGGACCGGCAAGGCCGTCGAGATCCCCCTGAAGCACATGGTCGTGACCGGTCAGACGCAGGAGGCCGGCAAGACGACGGCGCTCGAGGCGCTGATCGTGCGCTCTGGGCTCCGGGCCGTGACGTTCGTGACGAAGCGCGGCGAGGGCGCATTCGCCGGCGGGCGTCGGCTGCAGCCGTTCTTCCGTGAGCGCGCAGATTGGGTGTTCGTCAGCTCGCTCATCGACGCGACGCTCGGCGAAAAGAACAAGCTGCTGCGCGCCTGGCTGATGAAGGTCTGCCGCGGCACGAAGACGCTGGCCGAGGTGCAGCACAACGTGATCGCCGCGAAAGAGAAGGCGCGCGGGTTCAGCGAGTCGATCTACACCGAGATCGAGGGCTACCTCGAGCTGGTCGTGCCACAGCTCGCGCAGCTGCCACCTGCGCAGAAGGTCGTGATCGGCGCCGGCCTGAACGTCATGGATCTGGCCCGCTACTCCACGGAGCTGCAGGCGCTCGTGATTCGCTCCGTCCTCGAGCACGTCTACGAACACGAAGAGGGCGTCGTCACCGTCATCCCGGAGGCCTGGGAGTTCCTGCCCGAGGGCCGCGGGTCGCCGGTGAAGCGCGAAGCCGAGGCGCTGATCCGCAAAGGCGCGGGCCTCAAGAACTACGTCTGGCTCGACAGCCAGGACCTCGCCGGCGTGTGGAAGACGGCCGTCCGTGCGGCGCCGGTGGTGCTGATCGGCGTGCAGCGGGAAGCGAACGAGATCAAGCGGACACTCGCCAACATCCCGGCGGGAATTGCGAAGCCGTCTTCAAGCGCCGTCGCCCGGCTGCAGCTCGGCGAGTTCTTCGCGTGTTGGGGACAGCACACCATCAAAACCTACGTGCAGCCAGCCTGGGCAACGGAGGAGCAGGCACGCGCCGTCGCGCTCGGGGACAATGCGTTGCCGGTGCGCCCACTTCAG